GCACATCAAGCAGGTGTCGGAAATGATTAAAAGCAAGTCATCCAAGGTCAAGTTTTTATAGGAGTGTGAATGAAAGAACAGGCGAAGGAAGTGATCAAGAAAACGAGCAGCGTGTGGGACTACAAGGACAGGCCCAGCATCATGGCAAAGGACGAGACCCTGCGCCGCTCACAGTCAGCAACCAAGGGTCGATCAATGTATGACCCCATCCCTGCGCACATGCAGATTTTTAAGGAGAAGAAATGAACGACGAAGCGCGACAGCAGTTTGAGGCCATGCTTCAATCCAAGGGCAAGCGAGCCTCTGGTTGGAATGGCGAGCGGTACGACAACATCAACATCCAGACCTACTGGCGCTGGTTTCTGCTCGGCTGGACTATGCGAGGTGCCAAATGAATAAGATTATGAATATCGGCGCCTTGGTGCTGGACGAAGAGCTTCAATCACGCGAAGAGATTGATGAGGCGATGGTCTCGGAGTTTGTGGAAGACCTCAAGTCTGGCGACGAGTTCCCCCCTGTTCTTGTTTACTTCTGCGGAGTCAACTACTGGCTAACGGATGGTTTTCATCGTTACCACGCTCACAAAAGAATCGAGAGGGTCAGCATCTTGTGCGAGGTGGTTAATGGGACGCGCCGTGATGCAATCTTGCGTAGCGTGAGAGCCAACGACAAGCATGGCAAGAGGCGAACCAATGCAGACAAGCGCAAGGGTGTAATGAAGCTGCTTGATGACTTTGAGTGGAGCGGCTGGAGTAATGCGGCGATTGCCAAGGAGTGCAGGGTTAGCCCCACGTTCGTTGCGAACCTGCGCGACTCAGGCGGTCCTGCTGAGGTCAAGTACAAGACCTCGGGTGGCAACGTGGCGACTAAGGTCAAGGCACCGGGCCGTGCAGCCAAAGAGCCGACGCCAAAAGAGCCGGAGCTGAAGGAGCCAGCACCAGAGCCGAAGGTTGAAGAGTACGACCCCCGAGACGAGCTGATCGAGCACCTGACAAAAGAGAACGACGAGCTGACTATGAACCTTGCGCTCGCTCACATGGGCGGCACGGAGGAAGAGAAGGGCGAAGCACGCGAGATCATCAACACACTGCGCGAAGAGGTGCGAGTTCTGAAGATCGAGCTTGCCGCAGTGAAGCAAAGCCGCGACACGTTCCAGTCAGAAAATCAACAATTAAAAGCCCAAGTAATGATGCAGCAGCGTCAACTGAAGAAGCTAGGTTGATCCATTGCCCAAGCCAGCGGGCATGTGTGCTGGCAGTTGGAGAATCACATGAGTTTGCAATTACGAGAGGCTCAGCTCAGGGCCATCCAGATGCTGAGGGATGGCTTTGCAGGTGGGCACAGGTCACAGATTCTGGTGGGGCCAACAGGATTTGGTAAGACGGAAATCGCCATTGCTTTGCTGGAGGCGGCAAAGAAGAAGGGTACGAAGTCAGCCATGATCCTCGACAGGATTGTGCTGTGCGACCAGACGAGCCAGCGCCTTGAGAAGTACAAGATCGACCACGGCGTGCTCCAGTCAGGCCACTGGCGGTACAGGCCCTACGAGGCCATCCAAGTGTGCTCTGCGCAGACGCTGGAGAAGCGTGGATCGCTCCCCGGCGTGGGACTTTTGGTAATCGACGAATGTCATGCGAAACGTAGGCAGACGACAGACTTCATCAAGAACAATCCGCACATCAAAGTTGTTGGACTTAGTGCAACACCTTTGACCAAGGGGCTTGGAGAAATCTACTCCAACATCGTCAATCCAGTCACGACAAAAGAGCTTGTGGAGCAAGGCCTGCTTGCGCCGCTGCGTGTGTTTGTGGCGAAGGAGATCGACATGACTGGCGCAAAGAAAGTGGCTGGCGAGTGGTCGGATGCTGAGGCAACGAAGCGAGGTATGCAGATCACTGGCGACATCGTTGCGGAGTGGATCAAGAAGACGCACGAGATATACGGCAAGCCTGTGAAGACCATCGTGTTCTGCTCGGGCGTGGAGCATGGCACCGACCTGTGTGCAAAGTTCGCGGAGCAGGGCTACAACTTCATCAGCATCTCATACAAGGACGATGGCGACTTCAAGCGTGAGGTCATTGAGGACTTCAGCAGACCCGATACTGAGATTCATGGGCTCATCGCAACGGACGTGCTGACGAAGGGGTTCTCCGTGGACGATGTGATGATTGGCGTGAGCGCACGACCCTTCAGCAAGTCGTTGTCATCCCACATCCAGCAGATGGGGCGCATCATGAGGACGCACTCCTCCAAGGAATATGGCACATGGCTTTGTCATTCTGGAAATTACATTCGGTTTCAGGAGGACTGGGAGGACATCTACAACAACGGCATCCAGAAGCTGGAAGACGGCAAGGAAAAGCCCAAGAAGGAAAAGACCGACAAGGAAAAGGAAGCAGCCAAGTGCCCCAAGTGCGGACACCTGTGGGCTGGCGGCTCAGACACTTGCATTCACTGCGGCTACACCCGCGAGAAGCGATCCATGGTGGAGTCTGTGCCCGGAGAGATGGAGGAGCTGAAACAAGCGGCCTCTCGGGAAAGCAAGCAAGACTGGTACAGCATGTGCCAATACATGGTCAAGTACCACGGCTGGAGCACAGGCCGAGCAGCCCACACCTACAAAGACAAGTTTGGCGTCTGGCCCAAGGGTCTGGAAGACGCGCCGAAAGCCCCGTCCGTTGAATTCAACAAAGCAGTGAAAGCTGCACTCATCCGTTACTTGAAAGGCAAAAAATGACAAACTACCAACGCACCAAAGCATGGCTCGAAGCATGCGGCAAAGAACCAACACCAGAGAACCTGTCCGTCCAGATTGGCTGATTTGTTCTACAATATCAGAACAAAACAACCGGACTGAATCATGGCTAAAAATCATGTTGGAGAAAAATTTGGGCTACTGACCGTGTTGGGGAGGGCTATTGTCGAAAGCAAGCACGACAAGTGGCACTGCATCTGCGATTGCGGAAAGTCAACAATTTCTTTTGGCTTCACCTTAAGAAACGGCCAGTCGAAGTCATGCGGATGCGTGGCTGCGAACAAGTCCAAAGAGAGGTGGAAGCTGCCCAATGAGGAGGCTCGTCGTAAGCAGTCTGAGAAATCAAGGACGCACGGAATGAGCAATCATCCGGCCTATCAATCTTGGGTTGACATGAGGCAGAGGTGCAGCAAAACAACGCACAAATGGTATCTGTCTTATGGCGGCAGAGGAATTTCTGTTTGCGAAGAGTGGAGCAAATTTGAAAAGTTTTGGGAGGACATGGGTGGCACTTGGTTTCAGGGCGCTCAAATTGGAAGGCAAAACAACGATGCTGGTTACAGCAAAGAAAACTGCAAGTGGGAGACGGCCCAAGAGCAGCAAAGCAACAAGTNAAATAGCCGCTTCATCATGACTCCAGATGGAGAGATGACCATGTCGATGGCGGCGAGAAAGTATGGACTTTCTTTTGGATGCCTGCTTCATAGACTCAGGGCTGGATACCCGCAAGATCAACTTTTTAAAAAATCACAGAGGAAAAAACATGACAAACTTTGAACGAAACAAGCAGTGGTTAATTGCTTGTGGCAAAGCCCCGTCTGCGGAAAACTTGAATGTAGCCATCGGTGTCCAGCTTGAGGAAATATGTGAATGGCTTGCGTGCCTGCGCACAGACAGCGAGGGCTATGCAAAGCTCTTGGAGCGCACACGGGTTGATCTTGAGTGGTACGCAGGCAAGCTCAAGCGACAGGAGCAGCAGGTCTACATCCCGATCCACCTTCGCGTGGATGCACTGGACGCCCTGTGTGACATCGAAGTCACTGGCAACGGCGTAGCGTTCTTGGCTGACTTTGACAAGGACGCAGCAGACCAAGCCGTGCTCGACTCCAACGACTCCAAGCTGGAAGACGGCAAGGCTGTGTTTGTCGAAGGCACCACCAAGATCGGCAAGGGCAAAGACTACAAGGCACCCAACCTGCGGGGGTTTGTATGAACTTTGAGCAATTCCGAGAGCACCTCAAAACCAAGTGCACGTATGAAACCATCTACGACGACAGCGAGGGCATTCCAATCCTTGTCATCAGAGAGCTGAGTGCGTTTGCAATGGTCAATCGGCTGCTCGAGGCCGAGCGTGAGCGTGCAGCTCTGAAGGTCGAAGAGCTTGGCATGGTCGGCTACGGCACCTTGGCCATTGCTGCGGCTATCCGACAAGGAGATCAGGAATGAAACCAACAGGCATCGAAGCCCTCGTCTGCGAAGAGATCACCCTGCGCCAGCAGAAGGGCATCAACAAGTACGGCACCACAGTGGCAGACAACAACCTGTCTCTGCGCGAATGGCTTCAACATGCGCTCGAAGAGGCGCTAGATCAGGCCGTCTACCTGCGTCGCGCCATTGCTGAGATCGACAAGCAAAGAAGTCAGCCAAGCCCAGACGAGATTATTGCGGGCCACGCCAAGCGTTTAGCCATGGACCTTGAGTGCATGCTGCTTGCAAGTGATCCTGGCGTTGCTGTCAATCGTTGGTGGGCTGAGGCTCAGACCTCTCTCGACAACTACAAGACCGATATTGATCGGCTTTATCCACAAGATCATGTATCGCCACTCGGAAAGGACTGACATGAGCAAACTTAAATCATTGACGTTTGATGAGTACAAGGTCGCCGCCAAGGCCACCTTGAACGAGGCTATTGACGAGGAGCCTGATGCTGTCATTGTGCTTATGTTTCACCGGGGATCGGGTCAATTTCGAATCAAGTGTTCTAAGGTGGAAAATAGGCTTGAGCTTATTGGCGCACTCCGAGAGGCTGAAAACCATGTTCTTGTAAGCGGGTATGCACCATGACGAGAGATGAACTTATAGAAATGGCACGCCGCGCTGGCGCACGCGATGACGGGTGGAGGTTCGAGTTTCCTGAGCCTCATTACCTGGAAAGGTTTGCTTCATACGTGGCGGACAAAGAGGCCTCCAAGTGGATTGCTGGCAGCAGACTCAGTGTGCCGACGTTAAGCATGGAGCAGGAGTTCGCTCGCCAACACCGTATGGGCTACAAGGCTGGCGTCAACATCGGTTTGACATTGGCCGCCGAATCGCTTGACAGGCAGGCCGATCTTGCTGCCGACGAACTTGATCGAAAGTGGGCAAAGCAGATGGCTGCTGCGGTCCGGGCAATGAGGGAGGCCCCATGAACAAAGAAGATTTTCTCAGGCTTGCAAAAGAGGCTGACGTTTGGGTTGCTGGTCAAGAACCCTATCAGGCGCAGCTTGAACGATTTGCTGGACTGGTTGCTGCCGCCGAAAGTCAGGCGTGGGTTCGGATGATCAACTCAATTGACCTTGCGGGACTGAGAGACTATCCAAACATGCAGCGGCTTGTGGCTGAGTTGCTGCATGGAGTTGTTGACTGCATGGAATCAAGGGGCCGCAATGCACCTGCTTGACTTCTGCCGCCTGCACGGCGTCATCCTCGACCGCGAGCCAACAATTGGGGTGTGGAAGCGATACCCCACGCAAGACAAGCCCACGCATCGCAACGGCGCGGTCAAGCACATGGGAACGCACGCCTTCATTCAAAACCATGCGACCATGACCGAAATTGAGGTGTGGCACGCAGACGGCGACTCTGCGATGGACCCGAACAAGGCCAGGAAATTGGTGGAGGCTGCTCACCGCGACATCCGCGACAAGCAGGAGAAGGCGGCTCAAAAGGCTGGCTTCATCCTCCACCAGTGCCAGATCGGCTACCACCCTTACCTCGAAAAGAAGGGCTTCAAAGAGGAGCAAGGGAACATCTGGAAGAAGGACGACGAGCTGCTGCTGGTCATCCCCATGCGGGTGGGCCATCGGCTGGTAGGGTGCCAGCTCATTGACGAGTCGGGCGACAAAAAGTTCTTGGCTGGTCAGAGAACGAGCGAGGCCACATTTACGATGGATAACAAAGGCCCACACATCTTGGTAGAGGGCTTTGCAACAGGCCTCTCCGTCAAGGCCGCAATGAAGGCGCTCAAGCGGCGCTATACGTTGCACATATGCTTTTCAGCGGGGAACTTGAAGAAGGTCGCAGCCACTCTGCCCAAGGGGTTTGTGGTCGCTGACTGTGATGCCTCATTCACTGGCGAGCGGGTAGCCAAGGAGATCGGCTGGCCGTACTGGGTGCCCGACACCATCGGTCTTGATGCCAATGATGTTCACCAGCGGGACGGGCTGTTCAAGTTCTCGCAATCACTCGGCAAGGTGATTCGATAGACGAAAAAAAGCCCGCACAAGACGGGCATCTCTCTCGCAACCACCCTCTACTGGTAGTTCTCGCACCGGGTCAGTGGCTGCACCGCTAGGCGCTCGGGGTGCTCTCGGGCGGCCAGTTCGAGCTTCTGCATGATCTCGAAACCAATGTCCAGCACGTTCGGGCCGTGGCCTACCCACTCAGCGAGGGCAGACACACGGCCATCGGGTTGTTCAATCAGGTGAATTGAGAACAGGGAGTTCGTGGATGTTGATGACACGGGTTTCCTTTAGGTCGCGATCATCATAGTCCAAAGCCATGTCGGTGACTTTCTTGAGGGCGTCAAGGCGGCTATCTGCCTCAAGGTCGAGCTGAAAGCGAACAGTCCTCTCGATGGTCATTCGGTAGGTGGGCATGTCTCACTCCAAGTAAAGAATCACAGCGGCCACGATGGCCAGCAGCAGGAATATCACGCGCTCGCCCTTGTCGGTAACAAGCTCGCGGTGGGTGTCGATGGGTTTGGCGGGTCCGGTGTATTTCATGCGGCGTCCTTTGACTGGGGGTCCTCGCGCACCGGCAAAACAGGCTCACGCTTCCATGTGCAGGTTGCTTCGCTGGCGTACCAGCCCAACTGCTCTTTGTGGTCTTGTATCTCTTTTTGGTCAGGCCACCCCAATGCAAACTGCCATGCGTGGTGCTCATTCATGGCAAGGCCCAGCCAGCGCAAGCCATCAGGGGCGACAACTACCCAAGGGAACATGGGTTTGTCGTGTTTGTAATTTGGTTTTTTGTTCATGGCATCTTCCTTTCGATAAGTATTTCAGCGGCCAGCTTGCACTGGTCAATGGTGAGTTGGTCGGCAGCCTCCTCGCAAGCACGGATAAGGCGCAATGCTTCAGAGTAGGCCGGGGTGGTGGTAGACCGTGCGCCCAGCATGTAGGCGCGTGTCAGTGGGTGGTTTTGGTTCGGTAGCATCTTCGACAGCTCTCTCAAAAGCAGGGAGGCAGCTCACTCGCAATCAGCGGCCCGGGGGTTATTCGGCGGCATCTTCGCAAGTCACCACGGGGCGGGCTCGGGCGGCTCGGGCGGGTGTCGGCGCTCGTGCTCGCGCACCTGCTCCGGGGTCCACGGTATCGGGCCTCCGGGCGGTGGGAAGGGCCATGTGTAAGGGTTTACCCTCAGCATCGGCGGGCCTCCTGCCTGCCTTGTTCGATTAGGCGGCGTCCTTCGGTCTGGTCGTGGGGCTTCTCGGCTTCAAGCAAAACCCGGATTATTTGGGATGCTGCGGCGACCTGTCCGGGGGTGCTGGCGTGCTCATAGCGTGCGCCTGCTGCTGTGTAGGCTTGCTCGGTGTGTTTCATTGCTGGGGCTCCTTGTATGGTGTCCACTGTGAGTAGGTGCGGGCTTCGTGGCCGTGCTGCTTGCACTGGTCGCAAAACCCGGCGCTGTGGCCGTGGCGGTTGGTGGCTGTCCACTGTGCGGGCTGGCCGCATTCGTGGCCGTATGTACCCGGCTGGGCGTTTTGGCATTGCTTCATTTGTTCGTGCTCGCGTAGCCGGTTAGTGTGTAGGTATCCTGCCATTCTTGGCCGCATTCGTTACAGCTAACGTCCTGCCAAGCTGACCCGCTGTCTATGTTGACCTCTTGGCCTGTGATGTCGTAACTGTTGCAAAACGGGCATTGAGTCGCGCCGTTGTCGATGTGCTGCTGGTTGGTGTTCATGGTTGGTTTTCCTGTGGTCGGGACAATTCCCGGCGAAACCCTCGGGGGTGAGGGCTTGACCTGAAATTGTCAGATTGCAGCTATTGGTATCACGCGGCGGGCGAGTCGGTCGGCCTGCTTGGCCTTGGTTCCGTGGGCTCTGAATCCGATAATCTGGCGGCGGTCTGCGCGTTGGCATAGGGCGCAAAGGGCGCAAGTCATGTAATCGGTCGTTTGGGCGGGGCAAACTAGGACGGGTCGGCCTTCGGGTGTCTGGCTGTGCTTTGGGGTGTCCATTGGGACAATAACGGCCACTGGTAGGCCGTGGGCGGCTAGCTGGTCGGCGTGGCCTACATCGTCCGCGCTCAGGTTCACGGTAAAACCCCACTGTGTAGCGTGTCTGGCCCACTTGATCGCGTCCGGGCTGTGTTTGTGGGTGTAGGTAAAACCCTTTCGGCCTCGGTTGGCTTTGACAATCTGGCCTAGGGCGTATGCGTCCACCTGTTCACCGTCTCCGGGTAAATCGCCCGCTACGTTATGCCTCCATAACTGGCCTTTTGGTAGGCGATTGATGGCGGTTAAGAGCCCGTCTAGGTCTGTCCCTCGGGCCGGTACTTTGTCCCAATTTAGGCGGGTGTGGTAGTCCTCGGCGTAACAGTCGGCGCGATAGTGGGCGCAACTGGGCGGGCAACTGTCGCGGCTGGTGTATGTCTGCGGGATTGGGCCTGTCTTGCGGTTGGCGCTGGCCTGTATAAAGTGGTAGCGGTTCATTGTGTGTCGTCCTGTGCTTCAAATGAATAGGTCAATTCGTCGGCGGCTTTTTGGCGCGTCCATTGGTCGGCGGTCGGGTCTTTCAAAACCTTCAGGGCAAACCTGATAGCGTCATCAAGCGGCATCGGCGCGGGCTCGCTGTCGCTGTCGGGGTGCGGGAGTGCTGGGTTAACTGTGAAGTGCTTCATGCTGGGGCACCTACGTGGACAAATTGAACATGGGCGCGGAAAAATTCGGCGGGCGTGACTTCCTTTGATCGGGGCGGTTCTGCCGGTGGTGGCGCTGGCGCTCTGAGTGCCTGGGCCACTTGGCGGGCGTTCATCCGGTAGCGTTCGCCCGTGTCGGTGTGCACAATCCACCCTCTGCGGGAGTTTGATATTCCTGAGCCGCAATAGCCCGCTTTATGGCCTCGATCTCTGCTTTAACTCTATCGTCAGCCGCTAAGTGATAAGGCTGGGCGATCATTGTTTTGGGTGACTTCACGTTGTAGTTGTTCCGATAGGCCTGTGCTTTTGTCGCGCCCATGGCCACATCTCGGGCAAAGCGCTTTTGCTTTGTCGTCAGTTCTTTGGAAACGGCAGGGGAGAACAGGGAGTCAATCGGCACGGTGTCGAGTGCCTCCCTTAGCTGAGCCCTTGATATCTTCCCTACGGTCTTTGGTGACTTGCTTGTGTTCATAGGGGGAAAGTCTAGGGGAACAGCGCAAGAGCCGCAAACGCTACGCTATCAACAAGACCCGCGCCCACCTTCCACCCGGTCAACACCACCACCAGCAGCGCACCCCCTGAACGCACCACGGCCAGCGAAACAAGCACAGCAGCAGCAGGGCAGCAGGTCAACCCCTTAGAGCTTCTCCCCCTATGGCAGCAGCAGAGCTGCACCGCTTCGCTCATAGGCAAAACCAATCGACCGGCCAAACCCGATTAAAAAATATTCGATCAAAAGGGATTGACCGCGCCCACCAATCAACGAGAATATCTAACAGGCAGCAACGCCGACAACCTAACACACAGGAGTAGACAGCATGACAATTTACCAAGAGCAGGGCTACGAAAGCCGCAAGGATTATCTAAACAGTTTGGCCGAGGATTTAGGAATTGAGCGCGCCACTGTTTACATGCTGGCCGGGATGCTTGGCCCATCAGAGGATTTTGACGGCCTTGTAACCGCCCTTGAAGATCACGCCGAAGAAATCTAACCAACCCGCCCGCCTAACCAGCGGGCACAACTGGAGCCCACAACATGACCACCGCCGACCATATCCGCCCCATAGCCGCCAAGGCTTTTGGATACCAGACCAAAGGCCACGGATTCACCAACG